ACACCATAGAAATACGTGGTAGAGGTATAGGTGTTAAGAGCGGTAGACGTGGTAAAGGCAAGATGGATAGAGAGAACTTGCCCGCTAGGATGAATAACAGAATTAAAGTTAAGACTCCAGAGAATGCCATTGCGGAGTTCAGAAAATTGCATGGTAAAGATGGCAAGGAATCTTTAATACAAGTGGACACGCAAGGGTTTGTACATGGATATACTCATGGTAGAGCGCATAGCGTTTCTCCAGCTAAAATTCATAAAGGAGCGCTAGCAATTCATAATCACCCAAGCAACAGCACATTCAGCCTAGCGGACTTGCAAACAACAGCCAGCACTCATGCTAGGGGTGTTGTTGCTACACATTCAAAGGGGTACAGAATCTTTGAAAAGGGAAATCGATTTGATAGCACGGGATTTACTAAAGATGTTGTTAAAGCGCATCGAACCGCTTTGAAAGGTAAAAACCCTAACGATGCCATTGATAGATGGCTCAAACGAAATCAAAAGAAATATGGTTACACGTTTAAGAATGTTCTAGATTAAGAAGGAGGGGGTAACAGGTGGCCAATCCTAGAGGGCATCCTGAAACCCTCAAGAGTACAAATACTTTAGATAAGAAAACGCACGCTGCAATGTCATCAAAAGGTGGCAAGAGTTCGGGTGCTAAAAGACGTGAAATGAAGAAATGGAAAGACCTTGCCAAAGAGATAATGGCAATGCCACTTCAAAAAGGTAAGGTAAAAGATAAAATCACGTCACTAGCCGAGGCGAAAGGGCAGAATATAGATACTCAAACGGCGGTGTTGTTAGCCCAGGTCATTAAGGCAACTAAAGGCGACACTAAAGCGGCGGAGTTCTTATACTCTCTATCGCACGAAGAGGTGGAGGAAATCACAGAAACGGCTCTTGTGGGGCCAGATGACACGGATAAAATTATTCCGTTCTTTGATTCTGTTAGTGGTGACATCAAGCGCCACGGGCATACGCATTACTGGTTTAAAGGTGGCCGTGGTAGCACGAAATCATCATTCATTAGCATGAAAATTCCACAGCTAATCATTAGCAATCCACATGTGAATGTAGTCGTTTTGCGGAAGGTGGCGAACACCCTCAAGAACTCGGTATATGCTCAAATTGAGTGGGCTCTTGAACAATTGGAATTATTGCAAGAGTTCGAGTTCAAGAAGTCACCGCTTGAGATTATCTATAAAAGGACAGGTCAGAAAATTCTGTTCTTAGGTGCAGATGACCGTTCAAAGATTAAATCACTCAAAATGCCATTCGGTTATGTTGGGTGCGTGTGGTACGAAGAATTAGACCAATTTAGTGGAATGGATGAAATTCGTTCCATCAATCAGTCGCTACTCCGTGGTGGTGACAAATATTGGTGCTTTTACTCGTTTAATCCTCCGAAGAGCCGTGACAATTGGGTGAATGTTGAGCAATTGACGGATTACCCCGACAGGCTCATTAGTCATAGTAATTACACGATGGTTCCAAGCGATTGGTTAGGTGATCAATTCATTATTGAGGCGGAAAAGCTGAAAGAGCAGAGACCCGACCTATACGAGCATGAGTACATGGGGATTGCCACAGGCACAGGCGGTGACGTATTCGCCAATGTGGAGGAAATGACCATAACCGATGAAATGATAGAGAACTTTGACAACAACTATCACGGCGTCGACTTTGGTTTTGCGCAAGATCCGTTTGTATATGTCAAATTACACTATGACATTAAGCATGATTGTATTTACATTTATGATGAAGTGTATAATACAAGGCTCAAAAACTCTATGGCTTACGAGAAAATTAAAGACAAGGTAGGCACTAGTGTGGTATGGGCTGATAGTGCAGAGCCAAAATCCATAGCAGAGCTTGCTGATATGGGCTTACGCATCTATGGAGTTAAGAAAGGCCCAGATAGCCGTGAATTTAGTATCAAATGGCTATCAGACCGCTACAAAATTTACATTGACAAAAACAGATGTCCGAACGCATACAGAGAATTTACAATGTACGAATACGACCAAGATAAGCACGGCAATTTCATTAGTGCCTATCCTAAGCGCAACGACCATACGATTGATGCGGTGCGGTATTCGTTGCGTAGTGAAATGGATGCGAATAAATTCAGTTGGTAGGAGGTGATAGAGTGGACTTAGGACAATTATGGGATGCCATCATAAAAGGCAATGCAGGTATTAGCGATAAAGAGTTTGTACGCCGTGAATTACAGCGATTCATGAACTCTAAAGAACGTAAAAGCATCGTTACTGGTCGCAAATACTACGAGGGCGACCATGATATTAAGCAGAAAAAGCGAACAATGGCCATTGAGAATACGGCTATTATTGCTAGCGCACAGAATGAGATTCCGTTAAACCTCCCTAATAATCAATTGGTGGATAATAAGTTTGATGACTTAGTAGACCAAAAGGTAAACTACCTATTTGGTAATCCATTAGAGGTCAAAACGGATGATTCGGTATTAGTAGAATTACTTGGCAAGCAATTCCACAGGCAGTTATTAAACGTAGCAAAAGACGCCTATATAGGTGGTAAGGGGTACTTACACCCTTACATTGCACCAACAGGGGAACTGTTATTTAAACGGATGAAACCTGAGAATGTCATACCGTATTGGCACGATGAAGAGCACAGTAAACTAGATGCATTTATTTACTTTTACGACATGGATCAATACTATCGATTAGAAAAGACACATACAGTGCAGTATGTGGAGTTTTACAAGCCAGACGGTGTAAGGTATTACATCTATGATAACGGCAGCCTGAGAGTTAATGCAGACAAGGAAACAACCAATTACATTGCCTATGAGGGTAAAACGTACAATTGGCCTTCCGTGCCACTATTAGTATTCAAGGCAAATTCTATCGAGCAACCACTAATTAATCGAGTAAAGAGTTTACAAGATGCATTAAACGAAATGTACTCGATGTTCCTTGATAGGTTGCAAGAAGACCCTAGGGAAACCTTGATTGTATTACGAAATTATGATGGTACAGACCTAGCAGAATTTAGACGCATGTTAGCTAAGTATGGAGCGGTGAAAGTCAGAGATGATGGTGGAATTGATACGTTAACCATTGAAGTTAACGCAGGTAACTATGATTTCATCACGCAAGCTTTGAAACGTTCGATTATCGAGAATGGTAGAGGGTTCGATGCCAAGGATGACCGTATGGCCAACAATCCTAATCAGATGAATATTTCATCCATGTACAGCGACATCGACCTCGATGCGAATCAAATTGAGGTGGAATTTCAAGCCACATTAGAGCAATTGGTGGAATTCTATCACGCCTACCGTGGATTGAGTAACGCAACAGCACCCAAGGATGTAGAGTTTATCTTCAATCGTATGACACCAGTCAATGAGGGCGAGGTAATCAACAACTGTAAGGCGAGCGTTGGAATCTTATCCAATGAAACGATCGTAGCCAACCATCCGTGGACGACTAACACGGCAGAAGAGCTGGAGCGATTGCAACAAGAACGATTGCAGATGATGCAAGAGATGGCTTTACAAGATTACATAGCAGGTGACGGAGATGAGCCAACAGAATAAGGAATATTGGGCTAAGCGGTACGAGACACTAAAAGATGAAGCCATGCAAGGCGCTGAAATGACCGTTGAGGAACTATCTATGAACTTTGATAGGGCGCTTAGGCGCTTAACGGTAGAGATAGAGGATTGGTACAAACGGTACGCCACAGAAAACGGTATCACCCTGGAAGAAGCAAGGAAACAGCTCAATAAAAGAGAGCTAGCTGACTTCAAAATGACACTTGAGGAATACATCGAACAAGCCAAGCGAGAAGATTTATCCAAGGAGCACCAACGCATGCTTGAGAATGCATCTATACGTGCTCGATTGGATAGAACGCAAGCACTTTACATTAGTGTTGTACATGAGATTGAACGCTTATCTAAGGCAGAAGATGATAGCCTAAGCCAATTACTTAGGGATACATACGAAACAACCACTTACAAGACGGCTTACCTTACGCAAACGGTACTAGGTGAATATAACATCGTGCCTAAGGTATCTGACCACGTTGTGGATGTGGTCATAAAGAAACCATGGGCACCAGATGGCAAGGATTTTAGTAGCCGTATATGGGATGATCGTACAAAGCTAGTTCAGACCATTCAAAATGATTTCGTTCAATCGGTGCTAGCTGGTGATGGCATGGCGAAGATGACGGAGAACCTTGCTACACGAATGAACGTTTCGCAATCGAACGCAAGACGATTGGTAGAAACGGAAACGGCTAGGATGTATGAAGAGGCATTCACCAACAATATGAATGATATTGGGGTGGAGAAACTGGAGATACTAGCAACGTTAGACCGCAAGACCTCGAAGATATGTAAGCGTATGGACGGGAAGATAGTGCCACTCAAGGACGCTAAGCCAGGCGTGACGATTCCGCCGTTCCATTGCCATTGCAGAAGTACCACGATTCCATATTTCGATGATTTGGAAATCAAAGGAGAAACAAGGGCTAGCCGTGGCGAAGGTGGTAAAGGTAAGAGCGAGCAAGTAGACGGTGAATTGAAGTACGATGAATGGTACTCGAAATATGTGGAATGAGGTGAGTTCAATGTGTGATTTCATCACGATTTTACAAATAATCCAAGTGCTATGCGTGATATACCTTGGATTTGCACTGTATCACATTAATAAAAATCAAAAATAATAGCACTCTAGGCACTAGCCTAAGGGTGCTTTTATTATGCCATTTTGGTATTGTTGGGCGAAAACTAACAAGCTCACATAGAGTGGTGTTGCACTCGAAAATAAAGCGAAGTGGAAAGGAGTCACAATGATGACAAAAGAAGAATTAAAGGCTTTAGGGCTCGCAGATGAGCAAATTGAAAAAGTAGTAGAGGATTACGGAAAGAACTACGTTCCAAAGAATCAATTTAATCAAAAAAATGAAGAACTAAAGCAAGCCAAGGAATCATTAACTACGATGCAGTCCGACATTGAAGCATTGAAAAAGACCAATGCTGACAATGCAGAATTAGCCAAGCAAATTGACGAAATGAAAGCTGCTCAAGTCAAACGAGATGAAGAGTACACAGCTCAAATTCACAAGATGGAGGTAGACGGCATTGTAGAACGTACACTAATGACTTTCAAGGCGAAAAATGGAAAAGCCGTTCGAGCTTTACTCGATTTAGAAGACGTAAAACTCAAAGACGGCACTATTAAAGGATTGGATGACCAACTGACTAAGTTGAAGGAATCTGATCCTTATTTATTTGAGTCCGAAAGTAAACCGACTGGAGTCACACCAGGTGAACCACATGGTGGCCAAGGCTCCACAGGAATTACTCAAGAACAATTCAACAAAATGGGGTACTTACAACGAGCAAAACTCAAAGAAGATGACCCAAATGCTTATTCAGAATTAACAAATGGAGGTAACGAATAATGCCACAAGGAACAACAAAATTAGCACAATTAATTAATCCAGAAGTTATGGCGGATATGATTTCCGCTAACTTACCGAAGGCGATTAAATTCGCAAACATTTTAGCGGTCGACACAACGCTTGAAGGCCAACCTGGTAACACTGTAACAGTACCAGCATATGATTACATTGGCTCCGCAAAGGACGTTGCAGAAGGCGCTGCGATTGACCTTAATCAATTAACTACAACGGCGAAAAAATTCACTATCAAAAAAGCGGGTATCGGCGTAAAAATCACAGATGAAGCGGTGTTATCTGGTTACGGAGACCCCATTGGCGAAGCGGTTCGACAATTAGGCATGTCTATCGCTGACAAAATCGAAGATGACGTTATTGCGACTTTGAAAACAACAACTTTAGAAGTAACATCCACAACTGCAATCTCTTATGAGGGTATTGTGAATGGTGTTGATAAATTCGCAGAGGAATCCGACGTGCCTAAGGTGTTATTCATTCACCCAGAGCAATTAACTCAAATTCGCAAGTCTACAGATTTTATCGACAAAAACAAATACGGTGGTGACTTGATGATGACAGGCGCTATCGGTTCTATTTGTGGAGTTGAAGTGGTGGTATCTCGCCGAGTGCCAAAAGATGGTACTAACTTCACTAACTTCATGGTGCAAATGGCTCCTAACAGTGGTGAAGGCACACCAACTTTACCAGCAGTATCTTTGTACTTGAAACGAAACGTACAAGTAGAATCCGATCGTGACATCGTTGGCAAGATGACAGTAATTACAGCAGATGAACACTACGGTGTAGCATTAACTAATCCAGCTCGTGTTTTAAAAATGACATTTAAAGCCTAGGAGGTTCACATATGGGAATGTTGTTACAACAATATTTACATCCTGAAACGGAAGTTGACACAGGAGCAGAAGAAAGCGCAAGCGCTGAGGTGGAAACTGTAGAAGTAGATGAAACCGAAGATATGCCAAAAGGCAAGAAGGCGGTGAAAGATGATGGAGACACAGGAGCAGAAGAAAGCGCAAGCGCTGATTCCTAAGGCAGTTGAATTCATTGAAGGTGCCACAGGGTTTGTTGCCATCGAAACGCAGATGATTGAATACATCATTCAAAGCGAACTGGATAAGGCGCTAGCCGACATTAACCACACTGAACTCCCAATAGAGCTAGAAACGTACATTGTACGTCGAGCTTGTGGCACGTTCATTCACTTGAACGCCAAGGAGATTTTAGGCAGTGATGGTGCGCAAGTCGCCAAATCTATTCGCATGGGTGATACATCTATTGACCTAGGTGGCACCACCGATGAAGACCGATTGCGAGCACTCATTGGAGAACTCACTCAAGAAGATAGGAGGTTGCTAGCATGTTACCGACGAATCAGATGGTGAGCGCTTACCGTAAGCAGTTAGAGCGAATGTATGATTGCATGGTGACTATTTACACCGAAGAGGATACCGTTGATGAAACTACGGGAATTACTAGTATCAATCGAACGATAGAAGAGGGCCCCTATCCGTGTAGGGTCTCTTTTAAATCCTCTACCACATCACAAGCTGATGGCATGCCAAAATTCGCCCAAAATACAACGTTATTCCTGGCGCCTAATGTGATTGTGCCTAAAGGAGCACGCATGCACATTGTAGGACGTCAGAGAGAGTTTTATGCAAAGTCTAGTTCAATGCCAAACGTGTATGACAGCCACCAAGAAATTCAGTTAGAGAATTTGGAGGTGCGATGATGGCAGAGTTAGATTTTGATTTCAGCGGAATTGAGACATTTCAACAAAACCTTGAGCGAATGTCGGACCCAGCACAATTAGCTGGAGTTATGAGCTCCGTTGTAAAGCGAATGGGCGCCGTATATTTGCGTGAGGCGAAGAAGAAAACCCCAGTGGGACCACGTAGCATTCAAATGCTAGTGGGAAATGACAGTAAAGGCAATCCAAAATACGAAACTCACTACTTTGATACGCAGAACATGCGCCGTAGTTGGTTTATGGATAAGCCATTCTTTCACGATGGCAATAGCCGTAACAGGCTGACCCTATCTGTAAAAGTATTCAACACGTCTACATATTCATCGTATGTGGATGATGGCCACCGCCAAAAGATAGGGCAGTTCCTACCATTCATTGGCGCAGAGTGGCAAAGCGGTAAGGTTCAAGGTGGACGTTTAAAACAATCTTGGGTTGAAGGGCTAAATATCACGTTGCATGCGAAGAATGTGGTTGAAAGTAATGCAAATAACATCATGAATAGTGGGTTTAATGCGTGGTTAAGGAGCATGTTACAGAATGATTGACACGTTATTAACAGAGGGCATCACTAAGGCCCTATATGACGCATTCAGAGTGCCAGTGTACTTGGAATGGAAAGAAAATAAGATGAAGTTTCCTTGCTTCCTTGTGAGTGTAGCCGATTCTAACCACGATTTACACGTTTCCAAGTTGTATGATCGCAAGCTTGATTATTCTGTTAAATACTTCCTAAATGTTGAAAGTATTCCAGTGGATTACCGCAAGGACCTACTGCAAATAGGAGAACAGCTTTACGACATATTGGAGTACGTGAAATTGGGTGACCGCATCACACGTGGTGAGAGCATGAAATACGACGAAAGCGATGGGGTTTTGCACTTTAGCGTGACATACGAAATGCTACTTCACAAGGAAAGCAAGAAAGTTCCAGCAATGGAGAGATTGCAAGTTAATGAAAGGAGTTCAAACAATGGATGAACGATTTGACGGTTACACCATCATTGCATCGGAGAAATACAAACGATACAAGGATATTTTAGCCGTACTTTTAGATGACGATATGACATATACGCATGAGGAAATTGACGAGATTTTACAAAATGAGTTCAATCGTCCGATTGTGGAATATAAGAATTAGGAGGTGCACAGATGGCATTAGGTGGGGGAACATTCTTGTTCCATAATAAGGTATTGCCAGGGGCATACATCAATTTTATTAGCAAAACACGAGCATATGCAGAAGTGGCTGACCGTGGATACGGCGCCATGATGTTATCTCTTGATTGGGGACCAAGTGGCGAAGTATTCCGAGTGGATTCTGATACATTCCAAAAGAATTGCCAAGACTACTTTGGCTACGATTTTGGGCACCCTAAAATGAAAGGCTTACGTGACTTGTTCTTAGGCCTTAAAACAGGCTATTTCTACCGCTTAAATAGTGATGGTGAAAAAGCAAGCAATGACTATGGCAAGGCGAAATATGCGGGTATTCGAGGCAATGATCTCGGTGTATCTGTACAGGCCGACCCAGATGCAACGAGCGCATTCATTGTGACAACTTACATCACAACAAATGATGTTCGCAAGGTGGTGGACAAACAAACAGCCGTTGCTAAGGCATCTGATTTAGTCGATAACGCATACGTTGAGTTTAAAAAGAACGCTAACTTAGTGGCGACTGCTTACACAGCTTTCACAGGCGGTACAAACGGTTCCGTTGTGACTAGTAAAAACTATCAAGACGGCCTTGAGTTCTTAGAGCCGTACTATTTTAATGTCTTGGGTTATGTAGGTTCTGATGAAACTATCAAGAATTTATTGATTGCTTTTACGACTCGATGCAGAAACCAAACAGGGGCTAAGTTCCAATTGGTCTTGCAAGGGAAAAAAGGCGTCAACAATGAGGGGGTAATTAGTATCCTTAATACTATTACAGACCAGGGCGAGGACCCATCTTCATTAGTCTACTGGACCGTAGGACGTGAGGCTTCTTGCAACATCAACGAATCCTTATCGAACCGTAAATATGATGGTGAGTTCACTATCAACACTAAATATAAGCAGTTCGAGCTTGAGCAAGCAATCAAAGATGGCATGTTCATGTTCCACAATGTTTCCGACCCAGTAGGCGGTAATGTGCAAGGTGAAGCACGTGTATTGAAAGATATCAATACTTTCACAGAATTTACTAAACATAAGAATCAAAGTTTCGCATTAAACCAATGTATTCGAGTGTTGGATAATTGGGCAATTGATGCAGGTCGTACGTTCAACAAAGGATACTTGGGTAAAGTACAAAATGATGCAGATGGACGCCGTGCATTGTGGGGTGACTTAGTTTACCTTGGCGAACAATATCAACGAGTTCGAGCAATTCAAAACTTTGATGACAAAGATATTGAAATTCCAACGCAAGGCGACAATAAAGAAGATGTCATTGTAAATGTAAACATTCAACCTACGGTTGCGATGGAAAAACTTTATATGACGGTAATCGTAGAATAGGAGGTAACATATGGCAGAAGAAAATACTTTTAATTCAGTTGGCACAATGAATGCTAGCGATGTTATCAGTGCTAAATTGGCGACATGTTACGTCATTGCCAATAATAAACGCAAGTTATTATTTCAAGCCAAGAATTTAAAGGCAGAAGTTAAAAAGAAAAAGGATCAAGTTGCTATTTTAGGGCGAATGTTGAAAGGCAATAAAACAACATCCTTAGAAGGTACGGGCAAACTTACGATTTATAAGAATACATCCTTATTTGATGAAATGATTGAAAAGTTGATTAAAACAGGTGTAGATACATACTTTGATATGCAAGTTACAAACCTTGATCCAACGTCAAATGCAGGACCCCGTTCTGTTATTTTAGTTGGCTGTAACTTAGATGTTACGCCAGTAGCTGATTTTGATGCGGATGGCAAATGGCTTGAAGATGAATTAGCATTTACATTTGAAAGTGTGCGTTACGTTACACACTTTAAAGAATTAGATGGAATGAACGCATAGGAGGCACACATGGTTGAAACATTAAAAGGCTTTTTTAAGCAAAACGCAAAGATTGTAACGGAAGTAGAGTACGTTGCATCGAAACGATTTACAGATGATGAAGGTAAGCCTATCGTTTGGCGCATCCGTGTATTAACTAATAAGGAATTAGATAAGTTACGGGCTCGTTTTACTAAAAAAGTATACGAACCTGGTACACGTACCGCCGAAGAGCGTATGGATTTGACAGCATTTACAGATGAATTGCTAGTCCGTACGATTGTATTCCCAACATTAGATGATATGGAATTACAAAACTCTTGGGGAGTATCCAACGAGTTAGATTTGGTGAAAGCTATGTTAAATGGTGGTGAGTTAACAGATTTAACACGTGCCATTCAAGAGGCGCAAGGCTTTGAAACTGGCTTTAAGGATAAGGTTAAAGAAGTAAAAAACTCCTAAGCGCCAATGACGGTGAGACATACCTCGCCTATGTAGCATTTGTAAAATACAACATCCGTCCCTCTGAGTTCATTAACATGGACTTAGAGGAACGGGCTTGTATTTACGCATTTATGCAACAACACGCCAAGGATGAGAGGAAAGCACAGAAAGGAGGCGGAATCTAGTGGCAACAATTACAAACTATATAAACTTATCAACCAATATTCCAGCGGTTGCTCAAAGTGCAGCAAATGGAATGCAACAGCTTGCTAATGGCGCTAATAATGCGACTGGCAAAATGCAACAATTCATAAATGCCACAAACTCGGCTAAAAGCGGTTGGGGTGGATTCCTTGCATCGTTTACGGGCAATTTCTTTGCAGACTTGGCCATGCGGGGTATTAGCATGGTCACAGGCGCAATTACAGGATTAAATGAAACCGCTAACGAGTTCAACTCAATACGAGCACGGTTAAATTTGATTACAAACGATCAAGGCAATGCTGTTGCATTGAATGAAAAAATCTACGAATCAGCTATACGAGCTAGAGGTGGTTACATGGAAATGGCAGAGGCAACAGCTCAATTATCCATGTCAGCGCATGATGCATTCCCTGATCCACGTGAAGCAGTAAGTTTTATGGAGGGGATTCAAAAATTATTCGTCATTGGTGGTGCTAGCAAGGCTAGCCAAAAGAGTGCCATGCTCCAATTAACCCAAGGCATGGCAAGCGGTCAGTTACAAGGTGATGAGTTCCGTTCAATTGCAGAGAATGCGCCAATTATCGAGAATATGATTGCCAAAACGATGGGTGTAAGCCGTGGTGAGTTAAAGAAATTGGCGTCAGAGGGTGCAGTCACAGCAGAAGTAATTAAGAAGTCGATTATGGACAATATGCCAGAAATTGAAGCACAATTTGCTAAAATGCCTAAGACATTTGATGACCATATGACGGAGTTAAAAAACCGAGCTATCAACGCATTTACACCCGTATTCGAGAGATTAAAAGACCTTGGTAACAGTGAAGTCATGGGCAGGATGTTTGACGGTATAGCCAATGCCATAGAATATGTAGCTCCGTTCTTCTATTGGCTTGTAGGAGTAGCAGAGTGGACGATGTCGAGCATTACCACAGCATTCGGTGCTGTCAGTGATTTTCTCAGTGAAAATTTTGGAATTGTGGAGGTGGCATTCGGAATTGCTGTGGGAGTGCTCACTTATTATGCAACGATGACCTTAATTTCAGCAGCTAATACGGCGGTAATGATGGCATCAACAGCAGCTGCAACGGTAGCTACATGGGCGTCAACTGCTGCTAAAATAGCGGAGACATATGCTCAAGAGGGACTTAATGCAGCGCTATATGCATGTCCTATTACGTGGATTGTTGGTGGTATCATCGCTTTAATTGGCGTGTTCTATTTGGCAGTATCGGCGGGGGAGCATTTTGCGGGCGCGC